CTGGGCTGCTTGAACGCCGAATTGCCCTGGACTGCCGGGGGCGGTGAAGTCCCCGACGCAGCCGGCCAGGACGGCGCCACCACCGGGAGCCAAGCCGCTGCCGTTCGATGGGGCGCCCTTGGCGACGCAGAGCACGCCGACGCTGCTATCGCCGCCGGCATAGCCGGCGCTGTTCGTAGTGCCGGGGCCGCCGGGGCCGCCGCCGCCCACGGTCACGGCTTGTGAGGCGCCGATCTGGGCGGCGGTTGCGAATTTGCGCGCATATGCTCCTGATCCGCCGCCGCCGCCGATATCGTAAAAGCTGCTTTGGGCTGCGTAACCGTTGCCGCCGGCGCCGGCACCAACCATTTCGATGATGCAAGTGGTCATGCCAACGGTAGGGGTGTAAGTGCCGCTGGCGTTGAACATTCTGATCGCCCGCACCGAGGGGTGGCTTGCGACTGCGGCCGTGACGAACGCGGTGCTCGCGGCCTGTGTTGTGTTGGTTGCGGGCGCTGCGGTCGGTACGGTTGGGGTTCCGGTCAAGGCCGGCGATGCGAGGGGCGCGCGAGATGTATCGCTTGGATGAACGTGATCTTCGCGGGAGAAGTTGGTTGAAATGCCGACCGTCGCAACGCCGTCCATGATCGGCGGGACAGTTGAAGGCGAACCTGCTCCCGCTGGCCCTTGCGGTCCGCGGATATTGCCGACCGGCGAACCCCAGCCCGTTGCGGTCAGCGTGTAGACATCGCCGTTGCTGCCGTTGAGATAGTTGTCGCCGACGAGCAGCCCACTGATCGCAGGCGCGAACCAGCCTGCGGAAAAGCCCGATGGCACAGCCCCGCTGAATGCACTGGCGCCCAAATTCGCGGTGACTGCGTCGCCGTTAGCGCCAGATGAAAAAAGGCAAAATACTGCTCCGGTTAAAACACTGATGCTGATGCCGCCTGCGCCGGTCGCCGGGTTTGCAGTCCCGCTGGCGTTCCAGTTTCCGGCCGGCGCGACCCGAAACCAGATCAGGCGCGCGGTTAAATCAACAGCAAGTCCGATAATATCGTTGACCGCTCGCATGCCCAGCGAAACGCCAGAGTTGCTACCGTTGAGAAATATGATCCCCAATCTATTTACTGCAGCGGCATTGGCATACGCTGTATTGATTGTTGCCAAATTCGCACCTGCCGTGCAGATGCCAATCCCCAAACTGTTAGTTTGAATGGCGGTTATCTTGCCTTCGTAATAAAGTTTGCCGGAACTCAGCCCGGCAGTGCTGCGCACGCCTCCTGCCGCCGTCCCCGTAGCGGTTAGATTGTTGTTGGTCAGCGTGACTGCGGAAAGGTCGGCCGCATTCCATGTTTCTGTCGCACTTCCCGTTGGAGGCGGACCAATGCCTTCATACCAGAGACTACCTCGGGTTCCCGTTGCGCCCGCCGATCCTTGCGCTCCGGTTTGCCCTGTCGGGCCTTCCGGCCCAATCATCGAAGCGCCGGCCGGCCAAGCGCCGGCAGACTTCGGACCAAACATAAAATGCGAAGTCGTGTTGATGAAGAAATTGCCGTTGGCGCCGGTCGCAGCGACCGGATCGGCCGCGCCATAGAGCACGGTATTGCCGTCCACGCCCGGCGGCCCCGGCACCGTGGATGCCGCACCCGTGGCCCCCTGCGGACCTGTCTGTCCAGGCGGCCCGGCCGGGCCTTGCCCGCCCGTCACTCCGGTCGGCCCCTGCGCGCCCGGCGATCCCTGCGCGCCCTGCGCGCCTTGCGGTCCCTGCGGTCCCGGCACGGTCGAGGCCGGTCCCTGTTGCCCTTGCGGCCCTGGCGGTCCCTGCGGCCCCGGTGCGGTCGAGGCCGCTCCCTGCGGCCCCGCCGGACCCTGCGGCCCTTGAATGCCCTGCGGCCCCGCTGGGCCGGGCGGCCCACCGGATGGTCCCTGCGGGCCGGGCGGGCCAGACGGTCCAGGCGGGCCGCCGGCCGGGCCGGGAGGGCCGGGCGGTCCCTGCACGCCCGTTATGATCGTCTCCACATCGCCGGGGCCGAGCAGCACGAGCGCATCGGCGACATCGGCCGCGACGGTGATGGGAGGATCGGTGATGACCTCGACGGAGTTCATCGCGTCGGCCCCGGATTGACGACGATCGTTCCGCCCCATACCTTCGTTTTGAGGCCGCCGAGCGCCATGATGTTTGATTGGTCATAGCTGCCGATGCCGAGCTGCTCGAGCACGGCCTGGGTAATCTTCAGCGTGAAGTAGCCGTTGATCGGGTCGGTCAGCACAAACTCGCCGCTGTCCGTTGCCAGCCGAAGCACCGCGGTGTCGTCCGCCGCATGCCTGCGTAGCATCATTTCCAGCGCGGCGCCGGTCATGTTGATCGGTTGCCCGATGCTGCCATCGGGATTGGTCGAGACGTATTGGAATAGTTGATAGAAGTCAGCGTCGTTATCGACGGTTATGTTGACGATTGCCATTGCGGCTAATCTCTATGGGAGCACATTTGAGATGGCGGCGAAGGCAGCATCGATCTGCGCCAGACTCGTGATCGTGCCGCCGGTGATGCCCGCGAGCGTGGTGCTCTCGCATGAGAAACAGGTCTGCACGAACGTCGCCATCTCTTGGAGCACATGCGCAAGCCCAGGCTCGTCCAATTGAATGAACGTGCCATCGGCCAGTTTCCAATCGGTGATGTGACCGGGATTTGCCACTGCATAGTCGTGCGCGCTGGCAACAGTGTTTCGCGACACAGGATCGGTCAGGTACGGCTCGCCGCCGATTGTGCAGCCGCCGCTCGCCTTATTGGAGCGCAAATAGGCCGCATAAGTTTCCAGCGTGCCCGGCGGATACTGCACCGCGAGCACCGACCGCAGTTCAGCCATCGAGCCGATCGGCGTTGTGTATCGGTACCCCATCGCCAACCAATCTTGGTATTGCTGATCATCGACCGGAACCGACATCGCGCGGGCGCTCGACCAGACGTTTGCTTGATCGCCAGCCACGAACCAGTACCAATCGGAAAGATTGCCCGTGATCATAAATATTGCCCTCCGCTTGAGGCCGTTCCGGCGCCCGTTCCTGGGTAATAATTCACGCCGCCGCCACCGCTCACGATCACGCCATTCAGCGACACCAGGAATTTGAACCCAGTCACATTGGCCGCGCCCGTCAGCGCCCCGAATACAAGACCGGCTGCGCCGGCGTAGGAGGCTTCAATGAATGCGCCGCTGAAGTAGATCGCCCCAGGGATAGTGACATCGGGGCCGGCAAAGGCGTTGCTGCCGATTGTCGAGCCGCCACCGTCGGCGCGAGCGAAATAGGTTGCATTGCCGGTGATTTTCCAAGGTGAATGCGGATTTAGATTTGCGATGGTCCCGGCGAATTGAGCAAACATGTGCGGCCCCGTACAGGTGCCGAACTCCATGTGCTCCAGATAAGCCCACGTGCCGCCTAATTGAGCCCAGACGCCGGCTATGACATCGCCAGGAGTTGACGGCCCGGAGGCCGACACCTTAAATCCGTCGATGATACAATAATTGCCTGATCGCACCAAAATTGCCGTGACGTTGGTGCCGACAACCGAGCAAGCGGCTGGATTTGATGTGTTGCCGTTTAGGATTACGTTGCCGGAACCGTTCTGCGGCGGGACGACAAAGTTCGCGTAGGTGCCGTCCGCAACATTGATCGTGACGTTGTAGCCGTTCATGTTGTAGAGCGGTATTTGATTGCACGCCTTCTGGATCGTCTTGAACGGCCCATGACCGCCTCCGACAAGTGCCGTCGTGCCGTCGTAAGTGTCCTGTCCGGTTGTACCATTGACATAATAAGTCTGCGGTGCGGTCAGGTAGATCGGCGCGCCCGGCTGGCGTTGCGACCAGACCATCTGAAAATGCGTGCCGTCGTAACCATACGCTTGCAGACAATTCGCCGAGATGTCGCCAAGGGTAAGCGGCGCCTGATCCGTCGAGCGCACGATGGCAATCGGCGCAAGCGCATTGACCTTGAGCGTTGACGGCCCGGTGTTTGAGATCGGCGACTTGACGATGAATACCATTCCCTTGATCAGCGCGGTGATCGGCGGGCTCAAAGTTATCGCCAACTGGTTTTGCGTTCCCTGATCGTCGCAGTAGATAACCCCGTTGCTCTGCACCGATCTGCCAAGCTGATGCAGGTCGGTATCGGCCGGCACCAAATTAGCATCGGCAATGAAATTGACGATCTCGCGCTGCGGGTTCTCGATCGAAGCCGCCGGCGGGATCGAGCCCATCGTCCCGGTCGATGGATTGCCGTTGATATAGGAGGCGTTGGGGTCGCTGACGCCGAACGGTTGCTCGTATTTCATTGCCGTTGCCTCATGGTGTCCCTGCCATTGGATCGCCCGGCTTTCCAATACCGGAATAGTCGAAGATGATTTCGGTGTGCGCCGGCTTCCAGCGATTTAACAAACATTCAAGATCGGTCGCGAGCCCAATGCGCAAATGCGGATCGACGCCAGTCTGGCCCTTGGTAACGCGGAACCACGTCAGCGCGGCTTGATGGACATGCACCGTCCAATAGAAACGGTTGGTTTCAGGCCCGAGCCCGTAATACGGATATTCCGACAGCTCGCCGCCGGCGACGTTCTGCCCATTCGGATTTTTGATCGGGATGCCCCATTCGTTGTACATCGGATCGGAGCCGTCGCCGTAGACGCGATTATCTCCGCAACGATCGATGCCACAAACGAACGTGCGATATTCAGTAATCGTTATGTCGTAGCCGAGCATCGCCGCGACATTGATGAAAAACTGGCGCGATTGCCCGCCTTGCATCGTCATCCGCATGACGAGCGCGAGCTGGCGCTGCCCTATGGTCTGCGGCTCGGCGTAGCAAGGATCGGGCAGGCCGAAGTTGCGTTCCCAATCGGGCAGGAGCTCGACCGTCTGCCGCGGGTCGCTCTCGCGCTCGAGCAGATCGCCGGCGCGCCCGTCCACGAAACCCCAATACTGCGAGAGCCCGTCGCAGACGCCGAACAGCACGCCGCCGACATCGTGCTTCGGCCACGCCTGGCCTTGCGGAAGGAGCGATAGAAACGCCTGCGTGTAGTCGTCGCCGCTGCGCCGGATATGCCGGTCG